TAATAATGTATATGTTATAAATATTAAAATTTAGAACTTTTATTTATACGACACTTTTGAGGCACCTTCAGAAGCTTTTTTAAAGTTAGGAACATTTATAGAACCATCAGGGTTTACTAAAGTACTAGTTTTATCTGATTTATTATCTGGTTTATTAGATTCCTCGTGATATTTTTTAATTTCAGAAAATGTAAATTTCCTTAACCAAATAGGCATATTGTATACATCAGGCCAGGAATATCCTCCCTTACCATGGAATACTACTTGATGGATTTGTTGAAAAAGATTAAATCTATAATCTTTAGCCTGTTGTGATGTCAGGATAAAAAAAGCTGACACCAATTGGGATGGATCTTTTATTTTCGCTTCCGGAGGGAAAAAAAGTTAGATCTATGTCTGGTTGTAAATTTCGGATATGTTCTCTTAATGCCCGAGCATCCTGGGCTAAGAGGTAGTTATCTACAAACTCTCGAATGGTTTTCTTTTCTCTATCCCCATTTACTGAGGTGATTAAATATTTTAGACGAGTAGATATTTCAGGTGAAAAATCTTTATTTAATCTTTTTAATCCTTCAAGTTCAGTAGAAATTTTCTTTTCATCTCCCTGAGTAAGTAGCTTAAATGTAACAAGATTTTCTGAGTTAGGTAAAGTAAATTGAAATTCGTTATTGCCTTTAGTAATATTTGATTCGTCAAATTCTTTAAATCCTATTTGAGATAAGTCAACCTCATATTCTTCTCCATTATATTCAAATTTATAATTTTTTCCATACCCTAAAACGCGAGCGGATACCATTAAAGCATTTTTATCCCCAATTAATAAATCATTAAAATTAATTTTAGTAACTACTAAAGATTCTAATAATTTATCTATAACAGTACCTTTTTCGATATAAGATTGATTAGTTAAAATATCCTCTTCCTTAGCAGTCATATATTTGATTTCGACTTTTCCTTCGGATAAAGGGCTTTCTTTAGAATATAATAATCCTTTTGAGGGTAATTCTACTACTTCAGTAGGTAATTTAAATTCGGCCATAATCTTTATTTAATAATAACTTTTGTTCTATAATAAATATGAATATAAAAAAGAGCTTGACGAAAGCCAAGCTCCTTTTTGAGGGTATGAGGGTTGGGTGTATTAAAAGTTTAGTACACAATAATCTGGTTGTACAGTCATTGTGATTGTCTGAGCTGCTGATTCATTATCATAGCTATATTCGCCAAAGTTTGCAGTTGTAATTAAAGCACCTTTGATAATCCATTCAGATACTACATCACCTACAGGACCTAATACATTAAAGGTTAAATCCTTTTTATAGAAATCAGAATAACCGTTTCTACCAGTTACTGATTCGTGGTGTAAACGAATCCATTCCATTACAGCTTGAGCTCCTGAAGGAGTGATTGGATCAAATAATGTAAAATCAATTGTTCCCCAGTTAGTTTTACCTTTTACATATCTTTTAAGGTTAATGTGGTTTAATTCTACTGTTTCTTGTGTAATAGAAATACCACTTACACCTTTAACGATATAAGAAGGGAAACCATCTATATACATTACAAACCTATTTTGTTGTTTAGGTTCAAATGCTGTAAAGAACATTTCGTTAGTATCTAATATTGCCATTTTGTGTACTTATTTTATTATAAATATTTTATTTTTTGTTCTTTATGATGGGAATGTTGCTCCAGTAGGTAATACATTGAAATCTAATAATATAAATTCAGCTGTACGAGTTGGTTGTAAATAAATTTGACCTACAAGCTCATTTCTATCTACTACATCTGCTGTATTGTTACTATCATCCATTACTACTTTAAAAGCATACAATCCTTGACGTTGTTGTACTGATTCTAAGTATGGGTTAACTTGGCTTAAGAATGAATTTCTTGTAGCTATTGTATTTTGTTCAAATACTAATGTATCAGCGATTTGAGAAATATAGCTCTTAAGTGAAATTAATAATCTACGAACATTGATACGATCTAAAGCACTTGCTTTTTTCTGTAGTGTTTTCTGTCCGAATACTACTACTCCTGCTTGAGGGAATGTAGCTAATGGGTTAATATTAGCTTCATACAGTCTATCTCTTGTAGAAGTAGGTAATTTTCTTTCTACGCGTACTACGCTATCTAAACCACCTCTAGTTAAACCAGCGGGAGCGAACCAAGAATCACTTGACGCGTCTGTAAACGCATATACTCCCGGAATTAACGTGGAAGCTGGTACCCAAGCTAACTTACCTGTTCCAGGATCTATAATTTGAGCCCAAGGCCAATAAGTAGCAGCATAACTTGTATTATATAAAGTTCCTTTTTCTGTTACAGTAGCTACTTGAGCATTGTACTTAACTAAATCAACAACTGCCAAGGCATCTGTTCTTGCAATTGCCGTATTTACTAATCTAGTAACTTGTAAAGTTGAAATTTCAGCATTTAACCCAGGAGCAGTGATTAAGTTATAACGATATTCATCTTTATTTCCTAAAAGAGCAATTGCTGTATTATAATCTGATGCTTGGATTCCTTGAATGTTAGTACCTGCAATAATATTTTCATTAAATGCTGCTCCACCACCATAGAATAATTTACCTGCACCACTATAGAATGAACCAGATTGAACAATTGGTAAAGAAGCAGTGTACTCAGATCTTACGGCTCCAGCATTATCAAAATAGTCTGGGGTTGGGTAATTTACTTCTTTTACTCTTACATAGCGGGATTTATTAGAATAGGAACCACTATCTTGAATATAATATTCAGTTCCATCTTGTCTTACTACTTTTTTAGAATTACCAATTACAGCTTCAATATAATTTGAAGATTTTGGGTCTAAACTTAAGTTTTGATAAGTTTCTAAAATTACTTTTTCTCTATCATTATCGTCACCTCTACGGATTAATAAACTAAACGTTCCACTTTCAGTATTAACTGTTGGAATTTCCCAACGAACGTTATTGGCTGAACCTGAAGATAAGGCTCCATTTGGTAAAATTTCTGCGAATGATTCAATATAAGAAGAAGAAACATAATCATTAAGAACATAGGTATTATCCAAGTTGTTCATGATTTCTCCTTCAGAAAGAGTTTCTAATGTAAAGGGTCCGTTTTTAGTATCAGGGACTACATTACAAATTACTGGGCTATTTATAGCAGGTTCAAAAGAACCAGATGTTACACGGGTAACTAATAAACTTTCCCCTCCGTTTTGAAAATAGTTGTTTACTGATACTGAGGTTAAATAGCTGTAAGTTTGGCTCCCACTTTCAAAAGTAGAACCAAATCTGCTTGTAAAGTCACTATATGAGGTAACAACAGTTGGGATTTCAACTGGTCCTCTTACTGTTGGACCTATTATAGCGGCCCCAACTGTTACTGGTTGGGTAGTTACAAATGATTGATCATTTTCCCTTGCTAATACACCTGGTGAGATTAATGTTTCTGCCATCTTAGGTTGTTATATTTTAGTATTGTATTTTATTATAAATACTAAAGAACTTTTAAAAAATTAGGTATTTGATACTATTTCTCCACTTTCTAGATTAATATTACCATCCCCATATTTTTCAGTTAGAACTTTAGCAAATTCAATTCTTTCTGTTTCAAATTTTTGTTTAGCTTCAATCAAATCATCTTTTTGTGATTCTAAACTAGCAATTTGATATTCAACTTGACCAAAACTAAAAACTAAATTGTTTTCTTTTTGTTGAAAATCTTTTAATGTTTGCAACTCTTCTTCTGTCAAAACTTTTTTTTCCATTTCTTAAAATTAATTTATATTGATAAATATGTAACTATGTATTTAAATTTGAAAAATTAGAAACTGTTTCTGAATCAATGCTAATTTTAGCTTTAGAATTAAATCTTTTTGCAGCTTTTAAATCTTTTTGTAGTGTTTCGGGTATGATATGACCCCTTAATCTAATATCAAAGCTACCTTTAACAAGTCTTTCTTGTCCTACAGTTAATTCAGTTGCCGTTGATATTGTATCAATAAAGGCTCTAAATTTAAAACGTTCAGGATCACCCCAATAGGCATCAGAAGCATATTCTACAGCTTCAACTATTTTATTAAGTTGTTCCATGTAATAAGTCTGAATATTACAGCTATATTCTAAAGTTACAAAATCAGGAACAACAACAGCTTGGGATTGTATAACTGGTCTTCTATTATTTAGCACATTAAAATTAGAGTATCCATTAATACTATTATATCCCTTTTTTAAGCTAGCATATAAGTGGGGAGAATTAGAATCTACTTTGGCTGTTACACTTCTATCTTTAGCTATAGAATTACGTGATATATAAATGATAGGAAGCATAATTTTTCCTCCTTTATCTCTATAATATCCATCTTTTTGGTATGATTTCCATCTTTCAGGAGAAGCATATATAACAGGAACCTGAATACGTTGGCCATTTTGATAAACAAAAGGTTGAATAACATTATTAAAATAGTAAAATACTGCTTCATCTATATCTTGAACCCCTATAGAAAATGATTTTGACTTATCTCCCCTAGCTGAGAGTTTAGTAGATCTGTTAAAATCTATATTTGTAGCTTTTTGATTAGCATTAGCAATTTCATTTGGGTTTGTTAAATTTGCTAATTCATAAGATTCTTGTTGTCCTCTAGAAATTTCTTCTTGAGATTCTGGTCTTGGTTTAAAATTTCTTTTAGATACAGGCACATTAGGAACTGCAGGATACCTTCCTTGAGCATTTCTAAATGCTCTCTCATATGCTTGGGATCGAGTTAAAGGTTTGTCAGCCATAATTAAAATCTTTCTTTGTAAGGTGATATATTATATTTATCTGAAGGTACATAATGTGTAGTACAAATAATAGATAAGTTAGCACCAAAATTTTCTAAACCTGGATTTAAGGGGTTTATATTATTAGGGTAATCTGGGTTTTTACCTACAAAGTATTGGTTGGTTACTATTTGGTCTACTTCATAGTAATCTTCTTGATATAAAATTACATCTCCTACCTCAGCAACATAATTAGCATCTACTAAATCTGCTCTTAAAAATGCAAAGGTAATAGGTTGGTTAAATCCAATACCTTCTGCTCCTTCAGGAAATTCCTGATCTCCTCTACTTATTAAACAGTCAAAAATAAAAGGACCATCAAAGTATTTACTACCTGCAGCTTCACCATATAGGTTAGTTTTTGTTTCTTCAAGTTTATACTTATAAAAAGAAGCCTGTTGGGTAATTATATTACCCATCAACTCACGGTTTATTCCTCTTATTAAGCTTACATCACGTAAGCTACCAAACATTGCCATATTAACCTATATAAATTGTATACGGAACTTGTTTTAATTCCGTTTGTTTAAATTCAGTTTCCTGTGCCCTTCTTTCTAATAATGCCTTACGAGATGTTTCATCAAAATATGCTCTTAACCTTTCTAATAAAGCTGTTTTTTCTGATGTAGAAGCTGTTATTAAATCTGATTGGTTTAGTGTTACTTCAGCATTAGGAATAGGAATATTACTATATTTACCTCTTACATATCCTAACATTTCCTTAGCTAGTGCTAAAGTGTACTCAAATATCCATTGGCGTCCTACTGAGTTAATGTTAGTGTATGTTGGGTTAGAATAAGGAGTATTTGATACATTAGATACTTTGTTACTATCATTATCTATACTTCCTGAGATTCTTTCATTTCTTTTAATATATTCAAAATGTAAATTAGCACTACCAGTTAATGGAATAGGAAATATCCTAACATTATTATCTTTAATTTCAAAACTATAATTTGATCTACGAATTTGATCATTTAATTCAATAGCTTGAATTGTTTGTAAATCATAGTTTAAGGGCATCATTAAGAAATTAATAGCAGGGCTCATACTACCAAACCCAAAACTGTCGAATAATGATTGATACCCAAAGCCTGTTCCTGCATATGGGTCAAAGTATCTTACAATAGCAGGAGAAGCTTGATAAAATAATCTTTTAATTTCAATACTTCCTGTAATTCCCTCATTTTCTGCCCATTGTTTCAAATCATAATCTTGTACTGAAGCGGTAACAGGTATAGATCCTTTATGGTAAGGAACATTGCCCCCTGTACCTGCTTCTGCTCCATATTGTTCTGTTAATCTAACTACAGGTTCAAAACTAGGAGTTATAAGTGCACTGTTTAAATTATTACCAGTTGAGGATCCTTCTAATGTTAATTGGTTATCTCTGATTTTGTAAGCGTATAATTCATTACCATATGTAGTTATAGCTTCTTCAAATGCTGCATAAAAACTTATATCTTGCAATTCTACTTCTACTAAGGGATAACCTAATCTTCTAGCACAAAAATTTGATACTTTATCGGCATCTCTTTGAAATTGAGCATCATTATCATAAAACCCAAATGGGGTACCTCCAGGAGAAAATGAACTAGATCCAGGCCAAATTGGAATATTTGCCATAATTTAACTGTTTATTTATAAATATGAAAGAGGGGACGCTTAGCGACCCCTCTCTTTAAT